CAACAGGACAAACTAAAGACTTTATAAAAGAATGAACAAACTCAAATTAGCAGCAATAGCAGCAATTTTAATAGGGGTTTCTTTAGCAGTTTTTATTAGTTGTATAATTTTAAGTAATTTTATAAATCAATAGTTGATTTGTATTGATATGGACAAAAGGAAAAACAACGGAGGTAATAGCACTAAGGCAAAAGGATTTGACAAGCGTAAAAACCCTTATAAAGATGTTGTTAATGATGTTATTACAGCAGAAGAATTGGAGAAAATATTAAAGATGCTTTTAGGTAAAGCAATTAATGAAGAAGATATTTCTGCAAGTAAATTGTTATTAGAATATTCTTTAGGCAAACCAAAGGAAACTAAGGACATTAAAATGGACGTTAATAAGAACTTCCCAGAATGGCTAGATGAATAAAGCAAACCCAAACTATACATTCTTAAAAAATAGCGTTCCAAATCAAAGAATAACGCTTTTACAAGGTGGTACAAGGTCAGGCAAAACATTCAGCACTATTTACTTCTTTGTGTGGTTGTGTGAGAACTACAACGGTTTAGAGATAGACATAGTAAGAGATACTTTTACCGCTCTTAAATCTACTGTATGGAAGGATTTTAAACAGGTATTAGTTAATCATAATCTATACCACCCAGCAAACCACAACAAAACTGATCATATTTATAACCTAAACGGCAACCTAATTAATTATTATGGTGCTGATGATCCTGCAAAGATTCATGGTAGGGCTAGGGATTTCCTTTGGATAAATGAAAGTAACCAATTGGATGAAGAAACAATAGATCAATTATTTCCACGTACAAGGCATAAGATTATAATGGATTACAATCCAGCAATGCCGACTGAACATTGGTTAGATAAATACATAGAACAATACCCACCATTAATTACAACGTATAAAGATAATCCATATTTAACACCAGACCAAATAAGAGATATTGAGAGCAAAAAGAATAATAACTATTGGTGGTCCATTTATGGAACTGGAGAACGTACAAAACCAGTTGGAGTTATATTTGAGAATTGGGAGATAGGAAAGTTTGATGATAGTTTGCCTTATGTTTATGGAATGGATTTTGGATATGTTAATGATCCTACTACATTGGTGAAAGTTGCTAAAGACAAAAAGAACTTATATTTAAAAGAGTATTGTTACTCCAAAGGAATGAGTACTAAACAGATTAGCGATATGTTAACTGAACAAATAAATCCAGAAGATACGGTAATAGCAGATAATGCAGAACCTCGTTTAATAGCCGAACTACAAGAACTAGGGCATAGGGTTTACCCTTGTATCAAAGGTAGAGATTCAATTATGAACGGAATTACCCAAATGCAAGATTACACAATTGTAATAGATAGATATTCTATCAACATTAAAAAAGAGTTAAGTAATTACCGTTGGCATGACAAAGTAAATAAGCCAGTAGACGACCATAATCATGCAATAGATGCAGCAAGATATGCTTATGATGAAATAAGTGGAGAAACAAAAGCATATTTTGTATAAAATTTTTTTTAATTATTAAATAAATATTGATTATTTTTGTTAAATAAATTAATTGTCGTTTAAGTTCGACCCTAATTTAATTGAATGAATTTACTACAAAGAGTGTTTAAACTCGATAAGCGTAACGATTTAATACGTTTATTCGATAAGTACAATGCAAGGCAAGACAATCTAATTGAACAGTCCTACGAAAGGAATGTTGATGCTTATGCAGTTGTAACCAAGATTGTAAATGTTTTTACTTCCTGTAATTGGATTGTTGAAAGGCAAGTTGATGGTGAATGGGAAAAGGTAGAAGACACAACAATTCATGAACTATTAGAAAACCCAAACCAAAACAAAGGATATACATTTGCAGACATTGATGAAATGCTGCTAACTTATCTTTTATGCAATGGTAACTCTTATCTTTATGGAGAAACATTAAACGGCAAAATAGCTGAATTAGATGTTTTACCAAGTAATCATGTAGAAATACAAACTAATCAAGATTTCTTTTTACCTAACATTAAATATCAATTTGATATTGGTAAGACTAAACGTGTTTATACACAAGAAGAAATTGAACACTTAAGATTTTTTAACCCATCTTATCAAAGTATTGAAGATAGTTATAAAGGCTTATCTGTTTTTCAAGTTGCTGCTAATGTAGTTCAAGTAGGTAATGATAGGTGGGATGCTTCGGCTCACTTATTTCAAAATAGGGGGATGGCAGGATTAATAACTGACCAATCTAATAGACCTATGAAAGCTGATGAAGCACGAGAAATGCAAAGCAGTTTAAATAAACGTATTGCTGGGACTGATAAGTATGGAGGTGTTGGTGTAACCAACAAGGATTTGAAGTATATCCCTATGGCTATGAGTGCAACTGACTTACAGCTTATAGAACAAGGTGTTATTTCATTACGTGCAATGTGTAATGTGTTTGGATTAGATAGTAGTTTATTTAATGATCCAGCAAATAAGACTTTTAATAATAGATTAGAAGCTGAAAAAGCACTTTATACAAATGCTATTATGCCTTTAGCAGATAAGATTGCAGCAAAGCATAATAATTATATTGTAAAGAACCATTACCCAGATGGTAATTATAGAATGAGAAAAGATTTTAGTTATGTGGAGGCGTTACAGAAAGATAAAAAACAAGAAGCCGAAAAGGATAAGATTGTTATGGATGGAATCAATGTGGTATTAAATATGCCAATACCAGAAGAATCTAAAAACATATTAATTAAAGACAATTATAAAGTAAGTGATGAATTTTTAAGTTCATTATTTGTTCCAGAAGTTACAATTAATAATGATAATTTATTAGGTAGTTCAGAAGCCCAAAACGAAAATGCAGAAGCACAAGCAAGATTAAGAGGTTCGGTTGGTGGTGTTCAAGGCATATTGGCAATTCAAACACAAGTTGCAAATGGAATTACTTCTGAATCTTCTGCAATTGCGACATTAATAGAAATATACGGGTTTGATAGACAAACCGCAATACAAGTATTAGGAATATAAAAATTAAACAAATGAACCTATTTAAAACCAAAAATATAGATTTACAAGTAAAGGATATTGATCCTGCTGGTAGACGTGTTAAAATTGCTTTATCAAAGTTTAACAATGTTGATAGTGATGGAGATATTATTGTAAAGGGTGCATTTACTAAATCTATTCAAGAACGAGGACCAGAAAGTCAAAGCAACAGAAAGATTAAGTTTTTAAGGTATCATGACTTTGAACATCAAATAGGTGTTTTTAAACAGTTGGAAGAAACACCAGATTATTTATTAGCCTATGCAGAGTTATCACGTTCAACAAAGGGCAATGATGCTTTTTTAGATTATCAAGATGGTATTATTACCGAACATAGTATAGGGTTTCAAACTATAAATGATAAGATTGAGATACGAGAAGACGGAACGCAAATACTAAAAGAGGTTATTTTGTGGGAAGGATCAGCAGTAACATTTGGAGCGAATAGTGAAACGCCTTTATTTAGCGTATCAAAAGGAAATAGCGAGGACTATTTATATAAGTTAAACAAGAAAATGAACGGATTAACCAACGCTTTAAAGAACGGAAAGGGAACGGATGATAGATTAGAAGCAATTGAAATGAATTTAAGAGTATGCCAAACCAAATATAATGATGTTATTAATTCACTTAGAACAAAAGAGCCTACGAAAGTAACTCCAGAGCCTAAGTCGAAAGACAACAAAGAATTTTATTTAAACTTATTAAAATAATTTAAAACTAAAGAAATGAATAAATTTGAAAATTTCCTTACTGAAAAAGGAATAAACAAAGAGCAATTTACTGCTAAATCAGCAGAAGAAATGGCTGGATTGTACAATGAGTATAACGAAAAAAACGCAACTCTTTTAACTGAGTTAATTGAAAAAGGTAAAGAAGATAATGCAGAGGTAATTAAATCTTTGAAAAAAGAAATTACTGAAAACCAAATTGCACAAGCAAAGGCATTAAATGAAACTTTGAAACAACATGGTTTAATGATCAAGAAACTTTCTGAACAAGAAAAAGTTGATGGATTAGGTGTTGTTAATTCAATTCAAAAAGGATTAGAAGCAAACAAAGAATCTTTATTAAAAATTAAAGGTGATAGAAGTGCTACATTAAACTTCAAAGCTGCTGGAACGATGTTAATTTCATCAAATGTAAGTGGTGGAAATGTACCAGTTGAGCAAAGACTTTCGGGAATGGATGCAATTGCTTCAAGAAGAGTAAGAATGTTAGATGTAGTTACTCGTGGAACTGCTGAATCTAATGTTATTTCTTGGGTATCACAAGCAAACAAAGATGGTGCTGCTGGTGGAACTGCTGAAGGTGAATTGAAAAACCAAATTGATTTTGATTTGATTGTTGTTTCTGAATCTGTTAAGAAAAGAACTGCATTTATCAAAGTATCTGAAGAAATGGTTAACGATATTTCTTTTATGACTGCTGAAATTAACAATGAGTTAATGAGAGAGTTATTGAAAGATGTTGAATCACAAGTTTACGAAGGTGATAACGTAGGTTCTAACTTAAACGGGATTAAAACTGTTGCAACTGCATTTGCTGCTGGTTCTTTCGCTGGAACTGTTGACAATGCAAATGAGGCTGATGTTTTAACTGTTGCAATGAATCAAATTCAAGTAGCTGAACAAGATGATGCTGATTATGCTTTTGTTCACCCTAACACAATAACAACTTTAAAGTTAATTAAGACTTCTACAACTGATAGACGTTATATTGATAGATTAGCAATGGTTGCTGGTCAATTATCTTTGGATGGTGTTGTTTTAGTACCAACAACTTTAGTGACTGATGGGGAATACTTAATTGGGAACTTTGCTTCTGCAACTGTTTACGATAAAGGAGAGATGAACATTGAAGTTGGACGTGATTCAGATGATTTCACTAAAAACTTAGTTACTGTATTAGCAGAATGGAGAGGTTTATGTTTAGTTAAAACTAACAGAAGACCAGCATTCATTACAGGTGTGTTCGCAACTGATAAAGCTGCATTAGAAACTCCTTAATATACTAATATCCTAGTTAAGACCTCCCTATTAAAGTAGGGGGGTTTTATAGGTAAAAGCCAATACTATGGAAAAAAAAGAACTAAAAAACAAAGAAGTAAAAAAGAAGCCAGTCAAAAAGAAAGTAGACCTTTCTAAATTAGCCGATAGAGTAGATATTATTGCTTTAGATGGTAAACACATGGTTAAGGGTGAAAAGTACAATGTAACTAAAGAAATGGCAATAGCATTAATTAATAAAGGTGCTGCAAAACTTAAGTAATGAGTATAGTTGTTAAAACAGATTTCAAAGGAGAATATAACGTATCCAAAACGTGCTATGATCAATTAGATTTTTATATTGAAAAGTATGAACATTATTATTTAGTTAGGTTATTAGGTGCTGAATTATACACTCTTTTAATATCTGATTTAACTGCAACTGATCCACAAGTACCACAAACTGCAAGATTCTTAAGTATATTCAATTCTTTTGATGTTGACAATGGTAGTTGTGTTGTTTTTAGTGGTGGTATTAGAAATATGTTAGTACAATTCATATACTTTCATTACGTAAGGGAAACGCAAACAGAAAACACTGCTGGAGGTACTGTTACAAATAGCGTAGAATTAGGTGTTAATGCTAAATTTATGGGTAACATTGTTCAAGTTTATAACCAAGCTGTTGATAATTCGCATTCCATACAATGGTATATTTGTGATAATATTGAAGATTATCCAGAGGAAAACATACAGCTAATTGAAAATACTTGTGGAATATGAGAAACTTTACATTGTTAGATAGTGTTGATGCGAGTGTTCAGCAAATAAGCGATGCAAAGAATTTAGAAAGGCATACCGAGTGGGTTTTAAGAATTGATTCAGTTGGCTTGGATGGAATACCTCAGTTGTTTATTGAAGAAGGTTTTAACGGTGGTAAATGCTTACCAGAACCAACAGATTGGAATGTTGTTCCTTTCAAATGTGATGATACTGGAACTTTTGATATTACAACTAGCGAGGTTAATATAAGAAGCAAACAATTTTTGGCTAACTGGTTTAGAATAAGAATTGAACCAAACGGTAACACAACTGGAACAATTAGTGTAATTTTAAGTTATAAAGATTATACATGAAGACTTATGATTTTGATAGTTTTGATGCTTGTGATTTAGATAACATTCTAAAGGCTGGTAATAATATTACTATTACTAAATTAAATAATTGTACTTTAGAGATTAGTGCCAGTGGTGGGGGTGGTAATTCAAACGGAATCAAGTACCATTTAAAGAATGGAGATAATATAACTGTCCAAGATTGTTTTGAATATTTTATTGCTTGTGGTTTTATTTTAGATACTGGAGCGATAATGACAATAGATAGCGGTGGAAGATTAGTTGTTTATAATGGGATAATTCAAAATGATGGTGTACTTTTGAATAATGGAATAATTAAAAACGGATTATGAGTATTTTAAGCCAAATAGCAGTAACACAAGCACAAGCATTAGCGAGTTCTACACTAGGTAGGTTTGATTTCTTTGTGGATAGTTTAGATGATAAATTGAAGGCTTACGATGACACTAATACATTAATTGTTGTTGGCGGTTCTAACGTTGCAAGTGGTATAGGTTATACATTAACTGTTCCAACTGATTGGGATGGTACTCCTGCAAATGTTCAAGATGCATTAGATGAATTAGCAAGCAGGGTAAAAGGAATAGAAGGTAAAACAGATTTAATCACTGTTACTGCTGCTATTGATTTAGACGATGTAAAGGCTAAAGCAGATAGTGCCTTACAAAGCGGTGATAACGTAAGTGAATTAGTTAATGATGCTGGATATACTACTGCTCAAAGTTTATCAGATGTTTTATCTGTAGGAGATGAAACAGGAAGTAACAATATAGTTTTAGATCCAGGACCAGGACCATATGCTTCACCTCAAGCAAGAGGTGCTATTGTGGTTAAATATCCAGGCGTACCTTATTCTGTTACGGCATTATATTTAGAAAATGATATTAATACTGGAATAGATGTTTCTACTGGAGGAACTAACAATGGAGTTGTTGGTATTAAAGGTACTTCGCAGGTATCAATAAGACATCATAGTACAAATAATGGATTTACTGCTATAAGTACTGGATGTTCTATATCTGGATTTTTAACAATGCAGGCTACTACTGGTTACCAGCTTCAAAACGGAGCTAATGAAATAATATTTACTGCAAACCCTACCTCAAACGGATTAACACAAACTTTTCAAGATGCTAGTGGTACTATTGCTTTATTGAGTGATATTACACCGTCTTTGTCGTTTAATGTGGATTTAGATAGTGCTGAAAGTTCAGTATCTAGGGTTTTCGCAGGAGGTAGAACAACTTTCACGATTACACATAATTTAGGAACTTTGGACTTAAAACCAGAAGTATTTAGGTTGTCAGATGGTAGGACTATTGGTTTTAGAGTAGAAAGAACTGGAATAAATACTATTGAAGTTAGTAGAAATGGCAATATTGCAGATGGTTTATTTAGATTAGTAATATAAATGGAGATACAAGACATAATACAGGGCTTAACACAAGCAGAGATTACAGCTATAACGTCACCAGATGAACGTAGTTTAATTGTTAACACTACTTTACAACAGGCTGTTATTTATGTTAATGGAACTTTTAAACAAGCAAGTTTTGAAGATACCGATGATATTCCAGAGGGTGTAAATAAATTTTCTACATCAGCAGATTTAGCACAAATAACTACAAATGCAAACGATATAACCACCTTACAAACAGGTAAAGAGGACACTTTTACAAAGAACACAGCATTTAATAAAGATTTTGGTACTAGCCCTGGAGAAGTGTTAGAGGGTAATACTACAACTATAACGCCAACACAAGCGAGTAATATAACTTCTAATAATGCAAAGGTTTCATTTCCCGAAGCTCCAAGTGATGGTAAACAGTACGCAAGAAAGGATTTAGGATGGGAAGAAGTAGCCGCAAGTGGAACATCAGAGCCTTTGCCTATAATAGTTCTAACAAGTACAGATGACAGTCAAGTTTTTACCAGAACTTCACCTTACACTATAGAGTGGGACTCAGAAGAAGAGAAAGACTCTGCATTTACACATAGCAATACTACAAATAATACTATTATAGAAATAAATGATACTAGTACTTATTTATTTGCTGGCAATATTAGGATATTTAACGGATCCGACCAAAGAACACAGCCTACTGTAAAATTAATAATAGATGGCACTTTGCAAGATTGGAATTTAGCAAGTGGATATATTAGGAATGCTGGTAGTGCATCTGATTTTTGGACTTTCGATTTTAGCTTTCAACCAGTTAAACTAAGTTCAGGTCAAGAAATAGAGATTCAAATATCTCATGAAACATCAAACCCATCCACATGGGATTCAACATTTATAGGTTCTGAATCTTATTTTTGGGGCATAAAACTACAAGGTGTAAAAGGAGAAAAAGGAGATACGGGTACGGGTTCTAATATTGTTGTCAAAAAAGATGGTGTTACTATTGGAACGCTTACAGATATTATAGATATTTTAGGAGGCGTTCCTGTTGTTGATGAAGGAGGGAATGTTACCAGTATTGAGATAGGAAACTACGCTCATGCTACGGGAATTACTCAGATGCCTAGCAGTCAAATAACAAACTACACCGAAACGGGAGGAGGATCAGTAGATATTGATAACTATAATTTAGGAACGTCAAATGTTCACTTTATCGATCCCGATGCTCATGACAGAGATTTTACTGGCATGGTTGCTCCGCCTGCTGGTGTTAATAGAATAGTTGCGATTATAAATTCTGGCACGGATAAGAAATTAAAGTTTAAAGATAATGACTCCGCAAGCACAGCAGCAAACAGAATGCTTTTAGCAGATGAAAGTGATTTTGATTTAAACAAAGGGGGGTCTGCACAATTTATATACAACCATGACATTAATCGTTGGACAACATATTCATATTATTAGAAATGGAAAAGAAATTTTATAAAGAAGATAACGAGCCAATACCATCTATAGTTTATAGTGAAACTCAGCCTGTAGGTTTTAGCGAGATAACAAACCAGACGGAATTGTCTGAGTTGTATTTAAAACTAAACAATAAGATGAAACAATTAGGGAGGGATTATGTTTCTAGTTTTAAGGTGGGTAGTTTTGGTTTGCTATATCGAGATGGAACTTTAACAGATGCTAATGTAAATTATCTTTATAATAAATTAACTCAATTATTATTAAGGTTAGAAGATGGAAATTTCGATAGTGCTAAATTTTTATTAGAAAATGAATTAAATACTATTACTCAAGATGATATTGATAACGGATATACTCAAGTAATACACGACCAAATATTAAACGATATAACTAACTATTTAAATTAATAATTATGAATGAAGTACAAGTAAGGAAGCTATTAAAGGTAATGAGAGAAACAGAAGATCAAGAAACTATCAAAGCTATTGAATCTGTTTTTGAAGAAGAAGCTAAAAAAATTAATGAATGGATAAGTGGTAGACCAAAAGAAAGACCTAACCAAGGATAATGTTAAGATTATTTTTCATATTGTTTTTATTAATGAGATACCTTCCAGAGTATTTTGATAGTAATAGCCTTTATTGGGTTATTGATTCTATTATAATGATTTCTTTGGCTGTTTATGTTTTTAAAAATAGTGAAAAAAATATGCTTAATTTATTTATTGGTTTTGGACTGTTAAATTTATTAGGATATGATTATTTTAATAACATTAATATGTTATTTTTTAATAAAACAAATATTAATTTATTTGATATTTTTACATTAATTAGTTTGTCTATAATTATGTATTTTGCAATATTTAGAAACCGCTATAAATGGGAGAAAATGAAAAGCGATAACTACAATAGGAATAAAATACAAGCCATTTATAGTAAGCCAGACGAATTATTAACCCTTTTTGGAGCTGCAACATCTTTAAGCCCTAAATGCTCAGTTCGTTATACTTATAATGATAAAACAATAAGGTTTAAAAGAGGTACTAAAACCCCTATATTATGCGAAACCGTTTTAAAGAAAACCGACATAATAAAAACAACAGACATAAATCCAGATTTGTTTTTAAGTAGATTTGAAGAAATAAAAGATAAGAAATACAATTTATTAACCTTTAATTGCAGGAGGTTGTTTTAAATGGAAGATGGAACTCAAACAGCTATTATAATATCTTGCATAGGTGGTTTTATAGCTATTATTATTCTAGCATTAGGGTTTTTACTTTCCTATTGGTTTAAAAAGTTAAACAGTAGTCAGGAGCAAATAATAACTGACATGCATAAGAATTATACTCTAATAATAGAGCATAAAGCAAAGACTAGCGAGGACTTTATGCAAATGTCAGAAAGAAATGATGAATTTCAAAAAGACATATTTAAGGAGGTTAAAGATATGTATAGAGGGCTAAATAAGTATATTAGAAATGTAGAAATAAAAACAAACAAAAACGAATTGGACATTCTAAACCTAAAAAGTGAAAATAAATTCATAGTAGAAGAGTTAAGCATGAACAAAAGGAGAAATAAAAAATGAAAGATTACAAGCCGTATAAATTTTGGACTAGAGAAGAATTGTTTAATCATTGTGAAAAACAATGTATTGAATATGGTGGTGAGGATTTAATTAGTGAACTAAAAAAGATAATCTTTGATATTAGATGGAATCCAATGGAAGATTATAATGGGTGTAATGTTATTCAAGACAAACATCATCCATATCCACCATGCTTAATACATGACTTTAGATGGTTAGTAGAGGGTGGAGGTATAGACATTGATAGAGAGTTTAGAAGAAATTTAAAGATTTTTAAAACTCCAAAAACTAGAAGTGTTTTAATGTTTATAGGTGTTAGAATAGGTTGGTTATTTTATTATAAATGGAAAAAAAGATAAGTTAAAATATGTCAATAGATAACATACTTGATGGTAAAACAATGGTTATGGCTGTTGTTGGTTCTTTGACAGCTTATGTATTTTACGGACATATCAACCTTGCTGCGGAAGTTAAAACAGTAGTAACAAAACAGGAGCAGGTTGTTGGGGAGCAGCGTGATTTATGGGGTAAGTACAATAATGAAGCCATGTATAAGGTGGAGTTTATGAAAGAATATTATACAGATAAGGTAAACAATGAAAAAAGGTGGGCTGAGTACTGGAAGGAAAAATATATAAAGAAAATTGTAAATAAAAAATAAGTATTTTTGTAATTATGATTAAGGAAACGGTAGACATAGTAGAGGAATTAATATCTCAATTAGATATTATAGTGAAATTCAAGTCTATTGTTGACAATGGAGATAGCACTTATACTATTGAAACTTGCAATACTGGTTATTTATTCCCATGTTATGAGTTTGAAATCGCTGGAGTTAATTATAAAGTATTAAATGAGATAGGTAAAGACTTTGTTTTTAATGAGCGATTCACTATAAAGGGTAATATAGTCCCAACGGTTACAGAAATAACCCTAGATAGCCTTAAATACTATCATGGAACTGTAATAGCAACCAAAGAAGAACTAGCAAGAAAAGAATTAAGTTCTGATAAGTTTCCGATGGCTTTTTTATTGGAGATATTAGAAGATGATTTTAACAATGTTTTTGATGCTAGAGTAGATAGAAACAGCCAATTAAGGCTTTATTTCTTATCGGAAACAGACGAAAACAATTGGAATACTAACGAACATTATGAATTTTCTATTAAGCCGATGCGAAATTTGTTATACAAGTTTATCGCACACTTGAACGAAAGTGTTATGATAGGTGATATTGATTCTTATAGAGCAATTAACCATGCTAAATTTGGAGTTTATGTACCCTCAAAAGGTGGGCATACTGAAAGGATATTTAACGACAAATTAAGCGGTGTTGAACTTAGAATTGATTTACCGATATTAAAATCAGGGGTATGTTGCCCTTGTTAAACTTAAAAATTGAAAAAAATGGCAGTATTATGTGCTTGTGGAACTGGTGGAGGTAATTTGGGTAGACCAAGTTGCTTTCCTGTGTTTGACGTAACAAAAAAAGCCATCTTAGTAGAGTATTATAAACCAGATGGAAGTGTTAACGGTGTTGAATTAGCTTCTTTAACTGGTGGTATTTTAGATCAAACTTACTTAGATGCAAGAATTAAAGATGTAAATGGAAAAACTAGATGGTATCCAACTCCAGAGCTGAAAAATATTACAGACGAAAGAGCAGAAGATATTACAGAAACTTTTGAAGATACATCAAGTGTATTTATCCAAGAAGGGGCAAGAGCTTTTACAGGGTTAATAGTGAAAGGTGATCCAGTATTGTTAGGAAACTTACAAAAATGGAGATGTTTAACTATTGGAGTATTCTTTATTGATAAGGCTGGTAACTTAATCGGAAAGCAAAATAGAGACGGGTTTTTAGACCCTATCTTGTTGCAAGATGAAAGTTTTTCACCAGCTTTAATTAAAGGAACTGATACAGCAAAACAAAAGGATTCTATTTCTTTTATTATTTCTCAGTTAGAGAATGATGCAAATTTAAGAATGATTGAGGCTGGAGAAATTACAGCTAACTTAATTAGTGCTGGTGGTTTAGTAGATGTAAATGCTGGAACTCCTGCAAATGTTTCTGTTACTGGATTTGATGTTCAATTAAACACTCCTTTTGGTGGTGTTACTTCTCCGATTGCTGCAGAAGGTTTAGGATTAGCAGACTTTGAGGTATTTAATGATACAACTAGTGCTGCGGTAGTTATTACTTCAGTAACTGAATCGGGCATTACAGAAGGACTTTATACTTTTGTCGTGCCTACTCAAACTAGTGGAGATGTGTTAATAGTTACTAATACATCTGTTAGTCCATTGACTAAAAACTTTGACTTAGCAAAATTCACTGTTACAATACCTTAATATTATGGAAAATTTAAACTTAAAACAGATCATTAAAATCGGTAATACAGAATTTAATAAAAATTCTTTTGAAGGAATGACAAAAGATGAGTTTAAGAAACTGTATAAAGGAAAGTTAACAATTGATTTAGATGAAGCATGGAAGCAAATTAAACCTAATACAAGGATTAAGAAGCCAAAGAGCAAAAAAAGTCAAGATTAATATTGAAGGGAGGTTTAAAACCCTCCCTTTTTTGTTAAATTTGTATTATGGCTAAATTCTTTAATTCATTGATAGATAAATTGCAAAGCGTTGCGGACTTGAAATTAAATGAAGTTGCTTTTAAAATAGCGAGCGAAAAAGAGGTTAAGGACTTAGTAATTAGATTAAATACACAAGGAGAAAAGACTTCTCAGTTATTTGAATTAGGAGAGGATAGTTTAGGCGATAGTTTGGGTTCTTATTCTCCATTTACAGTTGAACAAAAGAAGAAGAGAGGGCAGCCAACTAATAGAATTACTTTAAAAGACACTGGAGAGTTTTACAGTTCGTTTAATGTTGTCCCTTATAGGGGTGGGTTTACTATAAAAGCGAACCCAATTAAAGAAGATAGTAACCTTTATGATGATTTTGGTGCTGATATTGTTGGATTAAATGAAACTAATTTACAAATACTTAGAGTTGTCTATAAAGAAAAAACATTAGAAGTGTTAAATGAAATACTATAAAAACATAGAAGATTTGCCAGTAAAAATATGGTTTGATATTCATGAAACGGGTAATTATAATCTTTTGTTGATTAGCAAAACTAAAGTAAACGACAAAATTTATAATACTTTACATAAATGCTGGGAAAGTATATACGAACAATACATAAAAGAGTTTGGGTTGTCTGATGATTATTTAGCTCATATTAATATAAAAAAGAAAATAGCAAATTTACAAGCTGATCTAGTTATAACTGGTCAAAAACATTTTAAAACTTTAATAAAAATAGAGAGAGAAAAAATGCAAATAAATTCTTTAGGAGAGAAAAAACCAGCTTCATTGAATATGAATTTAGCTCGTATTAGTAAATATTATGGGTTTGATTTGCTGTCGAAATCTAAAGAACTTACTGTTGTTGCTTACTACTCTTACATAAACAATATTGTAAATGGCTGATAAAATTGAAAATAAAGATTTATTTGCAAAGGATGCCTTTAGCAAAACTCAAAAAGATGTTGAAGATTTAATAGGTGTTATTGATGATTTAAACAAGTCTTTAATAGATTTGTCTAAGGCACAAAAAGAAGTTTTAAATAAAGAAGACGGTAAAACTTTTAAGAGCTTAAAGAACATTAATCAGGCGGTTGAAACCTTAAATAAAGCAGAACAGGAATCTACTGCAATTTTAAAAGAAAAATTAAAGTTAGAAAATAGATTAGCACAAGCAAAAAATGAAGATGCTAAAATAAATACTGAATTAAAGGTATTATTACAAGAGCAAAACAAACTTAATAAAGAAGCTGCAAAAGAGTCTTTAGGCTTAACAGATGCCTATCAAAAACAAAGTAAAAGATTAAATCTTTTAAGAAAGCAATATAAGTCTTTAGTAGTTGAAGAAGGCAAAGCAACAAAAGAATCTAAAAAACTACTTAGAGAGATTAAAAAACTAGATAAGGAGTTAAAAGATGTTGATGAATCTGCTGGACAATTCCAAAGAAATGTAGGTAATTACCCAGAAACATTTGGAGCTGCTGCAAAATCGGCTGCAAAATTAGCTGCGGGATTCTTATCTATAAAAGCTGCTTCTGATGGGGTTAGCGGGTCTTTAAATGACACTGTTGAGGGTAGTGAAAATGTAAGGGAAGTAACATCAAAACTTGGTGGGGTATTCGATCAAGTTAAAAATGTAGTTGCTGGAACTGCTCTAGATTTGTTTGATTATGGTAAGGCGGTTGTGCAATCCGTTCAAGGTGGAGAAGGCTTAATAGATTCATTAACAGAACAAGAGGATCAATTTAAAAGAACTGATGAAGCAACTACTGATTTCGGTGATAAGGTTAAACAGTCTGCTGATTCACAGGAAGCATTAACAAAAAGAATAATTGAGTTTGAAAAAGCGTCAAGACCTTTAGAGGTTCGATTAAGTAAATTAAACGGATTAATTGAGCAACAAGCAATAATAGCTGGAGATTCAACAAGGTCTTTTAATGAAATATCTAACGCAATATTAAAAGGTCAAGATTTACAGGTAAAAAGAGCTAATATAAATGTAAAGTTAGCCAAAGAAGAACTAGAAATAACGCAAGAAAGAGTTAGGATCGCTAATTTAGCTGGTGGAGCAGGAGTTGAGTTATTAGACCAAGAAACACAAGCAATAAGGGCTTTAATTGATGCTGAAAACGAACTAAAAAACGAAGTATTAGAGAACGAAAAAGAGTTAAGACAAGTAAAACAAGATAGATTAGAGATAGATTTAGATATTTTAATAGACGGATTTGATAATCAAAAAACCATAAATGAAAGAATAATAGCAAACGAAAAGGAAACTTTAGAAACTAGGGCTGCTTTATTAGAAAAGACTAATAGATTAGCAGAGGAAAGTTTTAGAGGTCAAAAAGAAGTTTTAGCGGAATTATCAGCGGCAGGTTTAAATATAGATGATTTATTATTATTAGATGCTACAGAACTTGCAAAACAAATACAATTACTAGAACAATCAGAAATAATAAATACTAGAACTTTAGAAGTAATAAGAGAAAGAAGGATTGTTATTCAAGATTTAGAAGAGGCACAGCAAGACTTAAATGAATCAGAACAAGAAAGTCTTGATTTAAGGGCTGATATTTTAGCACAAGAAGAGGCATTAGGCAAACAATCTGTTGATAGTATAGATCAAAGCAACCAAGCTATAGAAGACTTGGAAAAGGATAGGTTTGAAAATGAAAAATCTAATATACAAAGAAGGCTTGACAATGTAAAAGAAGGTTCTATTGAAGAATTAAGGTTGAGAAAAGAGTTGAACGATTTATTATTGACTGAGGCTGAAGAAAACAACAAGGAGCAAGAAGAATTAGAAAAAAAATCCAATGAAGAAAGAAAAGAGATAGTTAGCAAATCAATTGAAGTATTAAATGACTTAATAAATAAAGGTTTTGAAAAAAGGTTGGAATCAATCGGAGCTTCTATAGAAAAAACAGGGGAAAGAATAGACCAATTAAGATCAAAAGCAAATGAAGGTCAATTAGATGCACAAGAAAGTTTAGCATTTGAGCAGAAAAAAGAAGCTGAATTAGAAAGGGAACGTGAAAGAACACGAAAAAACCAAGAAAGAACAAAGGCTTTCTTTGCTGTTTTATCTTCTTTCAATAGTAATGATGGGGATTTAGCCAAAACAATAGCAGATGTAAGTGTTTTAAAAGCCCTTGCAGGTGGTTTAACTGCTTTTGATGGTGTAGATGATACTGGTGGTCGTGGGGATTTAGATAGTAAAGGGGGTAAGGCTTGGATATTGCATCCTAATGAACAAGTATGGAGTAAAAAAGATAGGGGTGAAGTAGGGTTTAGAAGTCGTGAAGAAATGAAAGACATTGTAAAAATGTACGATAACGGGGTTTTAACCGATATTATGAAATACGACAAATCAAATGATTTAATTAATACTAATTCTTTTGCTTTAAACGGAATGGGCAATAGCTCTCAAATTGTAAGTAAATTAAACCAATTAAATCAAAGTATAAAAGGAATTGATATTCCTGAGGGAACTGTTAATATTGATGAGGTAAGAGGTTTTATTAATTTAGTTTCAAGGAAAGGCAACAAAAAAATAACTGAACGAAGTAAATTACATAAATGAGCGATTTATCCATAAATTCAGAAGCAAGGTTTTTACTAGATGGTGTTAAACAAAACGCACCTTTAGAATGGGAGGACATTAAGATAGTTGCCGATTATCAAAACAATTCTATACAACCAAGTTTAGCTATTGAAGAGTTTTCTTTTCCTTTAGAATCTAGGGATTCAATCAATAAATGGATTTCTGACGGCTTATCAAATGGAGTAGGAATATTTGAGGGGATGCCTTTTCAGTTGACTTTATTTAATAATCAACAAGTAGAAGAAGATTTTAAAGCCTTTTTAGACTTTACAAATGGATATAAAGACTTTCCACAAGATGGAAAAGTTGATGTTAGTGTAATAAAAGATGATAGTTTAGATAACTTTTTTGAACAAGTAGAGGGTATAACTTACGGATATTTAGAAAGCATTGGGGTAATAACTTCTGCAGACTATGTAAAAGTTCCTTACTTGGTAGAGAAGAAATTTAATATGTTTGAAATTCTAATGAGTTCTGTTGTTCTTTATTTAATGGTTAAAGAATTAGCAGAGGGAGTTGAAAAACTTGCTAATGCTATTGCTGATGTAGTTGGGCTATCTCTATTTATTGGTACTGGTAGCACTGCTTTAGGGGTTGTTGTTATGACAATTTTAAAAGCTATTTTAATATTGGCGTATGTGGCTATTCTAGCTTTAGCGGTTGTTGAACTGTCAAAAACTTTATTTGAAACCCTATTACCTAGAAAGCGTGATCATTTAGCGATTCCACTAAGAACATTATTAAAGTCGGTTTGTACTCATTTTGGATATGGGTTTGTTTCTCCGATAAACTTTTTAGATGAAGTGTTATTTCTACCTAGTAATCCCAATACAGATGAAAAAACTTTGGCAGGTTTTATTTCAGTTACTAAAGGAACGCAAAGCGGTATCCCAAATGTTTTTGATTATGGTTATAAGTGTAATGAATTATTTACCATTGCCAAAGATTTATTTAACGCAAAATTTACAATAGTAAATGGTGAGGTTCATTTTAGAAGTAGAAATGATCCTTATTGGTTGCAACAGTCAACATGGAGTTTACCCGATGTTCTTTTAGACACGAAGCAATATAATACGGAAGAAATTAAGCCAGAAAGATTATTAACATTTAGAATAGACCAACAAGATGAATGGACTATTGATAATTATTTAGGTACTGCTTACGAAATTAGAACAACACAATTAACTACTATAAGAAAAAGAGCTGTTTTATTAAAGGGATTAGAAGAGGTTAATTTTGAAACTGCTTTACCATCAAGAAAGAATGAATTAAATGCTTTAGAAAAATTCTTAAAAGAGGTTGCTGGGGTTGTTGATGATTTAACAGATTTTTTTGGCAAACCTACTAACTTCACACAACAGATTAAAGGTCGAGTAGGAGTATTAAAACAGTCTACAAATTGGCACACAGTACCTAAATTAGTTTATACTGGTGGAGGTAGTAAGTTGCCTGTAGATTATAGAGATAAGTGGAACGCTAAGATACTATACGACCTTTATCATTCTGAAAAGAGTTTTGTTTTAAATAATTTTCAAGGGCAAAAAACTTACTATAAAGGAGTAAGTATACCATTTGGATTTGAGGACTATAAAAAATTAACAATAAATAGTTACTTTTACTTTAAGGGAAAACAAGCAAAAATTATTAAATTTGAATGGACAATTGGAAGAGATAAAGCCATTATAGATTTTTGGGTACGAGAACCTTATACATATAACTTATCAGAAACTTATATAAACCCTTCATAGGATGGAAACGCATAAGAAATTACTAGAAACATTAAATCAATTTAAAAGCGGTTTAAGGGATATTAAATCCGAGTTAATAAACAATGCAAGTAATGGAATAAACAGCCTAGAAAATGGAGAGCAAAAAGATTTTCTTAAAGACAGTTTAAATAAGGTTGCTTCTGGAGAGATGAGTGCTGAGCAATTTAAGCAACAATTTAAAAAATATCAATAATGGCAATTACTGTAACGGTAGCGAATCAAAAATGGTTTAACGAGTATAAAAATGGAGTAGGTTTCGCCTCAAATCCTACTGATTTTGCTTTGAATCTTAGCGGTTCTATAATGGAAAAAGTAAAAGTAGTAACTCAGATTGATGTTCGATGGAATGGGAGTGTTACCGCAAGTGAGCTTTGGAGTGCTGATGTATTGCTTGGTACAATAAGTAAAAACACTGGCAGTTGGGTTGTTGATGGTTTTAGTGTTGGTGATTATTGTGCTTGGAGTCAAAACGGAATAGTTACAGCTTATATTACAATAACTGCAATTAGCCAAAGTGAATTAGAAATTTATTATACATTAAGTTCTGGATCAATTACAGATTCTGCAAATGCTGCTTTAATTGGTTTAACATCTTTGGAGGCTCTAGTTTATGAGTTTGGACTAAATACTACGGGAGAATCTTACAATAATTTATCTAAGATTTCACAAAATACACAAGGTTATTATTCAGGAGGAATTGGTCTTGATACAGGGGGAGGTGTTAGAAGTACGGCTTTTGTTCCTTTGCAGAAATTAGGTGTTTTTGATGACTGGATTACTGGAAGTGCAAAAGCTAGGTTTTTAAGTAATCCTAGTTATGATGTTCAAAGGTTTGAAATTGAGCATGAATTTATGGTAAACCCGTATTATTTAGATGGTGAGTTACCAAACCTACAGACAGGTATTCCACCTCAAATATTAAGCGGTAGTAATACACTAAACTATGTTTATAATCCAGAGTTTAGGAGTTCACTATCAAATCCAAACACTGCAAAATCTATTTTAGTAGATAATATGCTTGGAGCGGTTGCTTGGTATGATGAAAATTTTAACGGTTTTAATGTAGACTATAAAATAAACTCAATATCATATAAAGAACAAGCAACAGGAAACACCGCTAGTGGTTTATTGATAGGTACAAAAACAACGGTAACAGTACAGGTAGAAGCACTTAACAGAAGTTTTGTTGTAGGTGATAAATTAGGGGCTTTTATTTCTTACTTACCAGAACAAAACGAATACACAAACACAACACTTTCTAATGTTCAAGACAACTTTTTCTATGATAATGCTTTTCAAGTTTCAGGAGGGAGTGGAGGTGTAGGTGTTGAAGGTCTTATTTCTAATATCATAGTATTTACTCCAATTGGTTCTACCCTTACAATGATGTTTGATGTGGAATATACATCAACTCAAAAGGCTTTTTTATCTTCAAAATTTAATACTTCTCCAATTTATTTTGCTATTGGTGTTCAAGTGGGAGATGTTAGTTTAACAAATACAGGTTCAGACAGGGTAATGTTATTAGCTGATGTAGAACTGTATGATCAGAGTCCAGATATTTCAGATTTAATGCATGTTACTAAAAATCAAATTTACCCCCATAATCAGCAAATAGGGCTTGGGGCTGGTTTTAGTAATATGGTTAGTTGGAATGAAGATGGTTTGGTTGTGGATTTTGAATTTGATTTAAATCTAAATTTATCAGCAGTAATGAACTCTTTGGAGTTTAAAATTGTAGCATACAATACTATAACTAATCAATTTTGGGAATTAGACAGCTATTCTTTTAGTCCTGCTACATCTGTAGTTTCGGGAGGTGTTCAGCAAATAACAGCAAACACAACAAGAAATTATATTTTAGAAAGTGGGGATCAATTTAACGATGTTATAATTAATATAGGAACTCAAACAGCAGGATTACAAAAGTATTCAGGTAGATTTGCCCAAAAGATTAGCTGGCAAGACTGGGTAGTAAATAATGCAACAGATACAATATTTTTTGATCCATCAGAACCGAATAACAACTTTAATGATAAGGCTTCAAATTACTCTTTGCTTAATAATTATGAAATTAGATTGGCAATATTTAGTAATATTTCTGGAACTTCTCCGTTGGGCGTTTCAGGTGCAACAGATTATTTATTTCTTAGTCCTAATATAACGGTTTACGATTATGAAAAAGATGGATTAGTAACCCCTGTTTGGAGTTGTGAAATAGAAACTTTTGATGCAATAAACATGACACCATTAAACGGTTCTGTATTAAGTGGAATTGATACTTTGTTTAGATGTACTTGGACTAGTATTAATGCTCCAATAACAAGTCTTGCTGATATTTGGGGGATCAATAGAATAGAAATAACAAACCAGCCTAGTTACGAGATAACAGAAATGTCAAGTCTTAATCTACCTCTATCGACTGGACAACAACTATTAAAACCTAGTGTTGGAACTTTATTAGATGTTACTTTAGTTGGTGGAAATGTAGTAATGGAATGTTTAATTGATGGTAGTTTGGTTACTTCGGGAACTAATTACAATTTGAGTTCAAGAATACAACATGATGTAGCACCATCAGAAGGGAAGGCAACTTCTCCAAGTGGAATTTCTAAAGATACAAGTGGAACGGTAACAACAAAAACAGTAGCACCTTAAATTATGATAATAGAGACTTTACCAAATACAAACCCCTATAATTACCAAAGTGGTAACGCTTGTAAAATATTAGGTCCAAGTTTGCCAACTCCTGTAGACGAACCTATTGCAGAGTTTTGTATCTGTGATTTTATACAATGTACATTTTCTGAAAAGGTTTTTGCAGACCCTGCAAGTCCAGATGATTTCTGGAAGAATGATAAAAGCGAATTTCTATTTAAAAGGATTACTGCAGTAGACACTGTAGACATGGAATTATATTTAGATGGGGTAAAGGTTGCTGACTTAAATACTTCTAATGAAGGTACTTATTTTCCTTCGTTTACTGGAAGTAGTGAGCAACAATTATTCAAAGGATATTTAATTGATTGGAATTTAGTTCAAGGTCTTTATGGATGGGGAGAATATCAAGTGAAAGCAGAATTAAACATTTTGGGTAATACTTCAACTTTTGAAAGTAGGTATTTTAACCTTTGTCAATTTAATCCTATAATAGCTAATCAGACAGTAAGGATTGAGAGTACTCAAAACGGAAATATAATTGGTAATCAATTTGATTTCACTGGTCTTAATTGGTATGGTTCGGTTCGTATTCCTGCAACATTTGGAAATCCAAAGCCTATCTATGAAGAGGATAGATATGTTACTGAAACAAGGAAAAAAAGACAGATTCAAGATAAGATGTCTAGAGAATGGACTTTAATAACGAAAAAAATAAGTTGGGAGGTTGTAAATGTTTTGATTTACAATAAAATGTTAGCCAACGAAATATTAATAACAGACTATAATATCTATGCAGAAAATGTTTGGAGAAGAATTAGCGTACTTCCCAAAGATTTAGAAAAAAGAGATACGTTTGGTCACCCTGATAAACTTTATAATATTAACTTTGTAGATAGCAATGACTACTTCATTAAAAGAAATTTTTAAACTATGGCACTTCAAATAAACCAATACTCTAAAACAAGAACAGACCTCACTATTCAAGATGATGATTTACTGGACTTTGACTCAACGGAAGACTCTGGAACCTCATACGAATCGGCAAAAATTACGGTGTCTGATTTTCTTGCTTACGTATCTGCGAATGTAAGTTCTAATAGTATTTATACTGCTGATGATACAATATTAGCAGATAGAACTTTAACAGCAAGTGGAGCTTATACTAAGTGGAATGATGGGGATATTAAAATAGATCACACGGGAGAATCCGATAGTTATGGTTTTATTATTGAATTTTCAAGTTCTGAAAGGGGTCAGTTAGGGTTTAACCAATTATTGCAATCGGCATTTCTTGAATTACAAAACTTTGACATAGGGCCAGGATTAGGTACTTTTTTTAATGCTATTGATGGAAAGGTTGCCGTAGGTCATGGAACTGCAACCTCAACACTACACGTAAAAGGATCAGGCTCAACGGTTGCAACGACTAATTTCCTAGCTCAAAACAGTGTTGGAAGTGACTTAATGACTATTTTAGATAATGGCTTTGTAGGGGTTGGAACTAGTACGGCAATTGGCACAGAAAAATTCAGGGTGTTAACACAGAATTTTGCCTTTAATGGCACGGATGAAGCTGTTAAATTCTCGAACAATTTAGGCGACTGGATAGCAATAAATAGTGGTGGCGGAATAGATATAAACAATTTCAATACTGGTTTAGGGGCTGATTTAGGAACTCAGAATTTAAACACTTACTTTGTCGATTATAATTTTAGTTCAATAAGAAATTCTCCGAATCCATCAGGAACGAGTTATTTGTCTTTTGACGCTAATCTTGGAAATTCTTCTCCATTTACTAGAATGGGGATAAACACTGTTAACACTTCGCTAGATACATTGTTACAGATAAATCTTGATAAAGGGGGGGCTGATATTGCAATAAGCCCTATAGTTATTGATATACTTGATAACTATGGTGTTCATGATGTTGATCTTGCTGGTGCAACTGAAATTAAAACGGGTATTAAATCAAGTTTAATAGGCTCTTTTACAACAACAACAACTGGGAATGGAATTGTTCGTGCAGGATGGTTTAATGCTGAAGGAGGGGATGAAAATCAAGCAATTTTTATAGATAATGGGTTGATAATGTCTCCTAACATGCCAACCTCTTCGGCTGGACTACCTACTGGAGCGATGTGGAATAACTCGGGAGTCGTTAATATAGTTTAAAAAACAATAAATAAATAAAATAATTATGATACAAATTAACGCAACAACTCACACAAAAAGCGGGTTAACAATTTCAACAGGTTCAATACTTAGTGTAAAACCTCATTTTTTAGACCCTCGCAAGGTTTACAATGAAGGCGTTTTTGACAGGGTAATTTACCCTATTTCTTTTGATGTTAAAATTTACAAGAATTTAGAAACCTATAAAGAAGAAAATAGTCAACCTGTATTTAGTGGTGAAATGGTAGAGTACAATGTTGGTTATCTTAATGGTGATGTAGACATTCAAAGCCTAACATCTGTAGATGGTTTACTAGGCTTGCTTGCAACTCATATAGAAAATGGAGATGAAGATTTTTCTGGTGTTGGTGCAGGAAAAACAGAAATTGTTTACCCTTAAATATTTTTTTATTAGATTTGTTCCTTAACTATAAAATATAAGGATATGACAAGCGAGGATAAAATACTATTAACTCAAAGTGTAGATTTAATGATTAGTACAGTAAGCGCTCAACTACCTAAAATACAAGATGAAAACGAAAGGCATCAAGGGAGGGAACTTTTGGGTAAATTATTAAATCTATCTTTAAAAGTAAAATCTATAAAGGAGCCTGCTAAAAAAATTCAAGAATCAAAAGTTTAAAAATGAAGCTATCAAAAAATTTAAGTTTAAGCGAGGTTGTTAAGTCGAATAATGCAATTAGAAAAGGTATTGATAATAGCCCTAATAACGATCATTTAGAAAGTTTAGAAGATGTTGCTAAAGATATTTTCCAGCCTTTACGTGATGATCTAGGTGTTATTTATGTTTCTAGTGGCTATCGTTCAGATGCTTTAAACAAAGCTATAGGAGGTAGTAGAAAAAGCCAACATAGTAAAGGTGAGGCGTTAGATTTAGATAATGACAATAAAAATGGAGCGGCTTCAAATACTGAAATATTTAATTACATAAAAGATAATTTAGATTTTGATCAATTAATTTGGGAATTTGGAACAGATGAAAAGCCTGATTGGGTTCATGTTTCTTATACAACAAAAAGACCTAACAGAAATCAAATACTAAAGGCTTATAGACAAAGCGGTAAAACTAAATATAAATCAATGTAATGGGAAAGTTTAAAGAAAAAAACGGTAAAACAATGGTAGGTGCTTTTTTGCAAAATGTTGCCCCTAATATTATTGATGTTGTTGGAGATGTTTTGCCCTCTAATGGTGCTTTAGGGATTGTAAAGAACTTAATTCAAAAAGATGATAAGTTAACAGTGAATGAAAAAGTAGAGGCGTTAAGACTATTAGAATTAGATTTAGAGAATGTTAAAGATGCTAGATCACTGCAAAAAGAAGCATTGAAGCAAAACGATAAGTTTTCTAAAAGGTTTTTATATTATTTATCTACGTTTTGGAGTTTAATTGCGGCTGCTTATTTTTTTCTTGCTACATTCACACCAGTTCATAATGATAAGATTGCCGACATTATACTAGGGTTCTTACTTGGTAGTGTTGTTGGTGTTATGATGAATTTTTTCTATGGAGACAGTCACAAAGTAAAATAAAGTACTATATTTGTACTTTCTATTTTCATATTTTTTTAAAACCTTTCATTAATTTGGGAGGTTTTTTTATTTATTTTAAACTTTTTTACATTGTATTACATTTGTATTACATTTTTATGTATATTTGTATGGTAATCAAAACTTAAAAAGATGGAATTATTAGAAATAGAAAATTTAGATTTAGAAAGCAACACTTTAACCGCTGTATTTGACGGTTTATTTTCAGAGGGTTTTATTGTTAAAAGTGATTTTAGTTATAATGAAGAAACGATTGAAGAAGAAGAAGAAGAAACTAACTGCAAGGAGATTTTAGCACCTACTAATTTAAACTTTTGGGATTTTAAAACTTATGATAGTCAAGAAAATGAGATTTCTATAAATGATAGAGAGTTAAAAAAGATTAAAGAGTTAGTAGAATTTAAGCTAATTGATTTATTAAGTGATGAATTAAATAATAATTAAGATGGAAGCAAAAGAATTAAGAATAGGGAATTTACTTTTAACTGATTATGATTATTTAGTGGAGGTTGAATTTATACATAAAAATCATTTTGATTGCCGAGAATTAACGACTGGAAGTTTTGTTGTAAACGGAAAATATAAGCCAATACCACTTACAGAAGAATGGTTGGTTAAGTTTGGGTATAGATGGACTAATGGTTATGGTTATCGTTTTTTAAATGGATGGATTAAATTAAAAGAAGGTGTTTGGAAAAGTTATGATTTAGAAGCTGAAGTTAAATACGTCCACGAATTGCAAAACCTTTACTACGCATTAACAAAAAAAGAATTAACAATTAAAAAATAATAGATATGAATTTAGAAGATTTAAAAAAAGAAATACCCTTTAAATGGAGGGTGCAAAGTGCAAATCAATACGGGGCAAGTTGTGTTGCTTATATTGATGCTAGAGATGTTCAAGATTTACTTGATGAAGTTTGTGGTCCTCAAAATTGGCAATGTAGATATTCAGAACACAAAGGAAATTTATTTTGTTCTATTGCGATATTAGATAAGCATGGTTCTTGGGTATGGAAAGAAGATTGCGGAACTGAATCAAATGTTGAAAAACAAAAAGGAGAAGCTTCTGATGCTTTTAAACGTGCAGCGGTTATGTGGGGTGTAGGTAGGTTTTTATATTCTAAAACTATTATAAAGTTACCAGTAAAAGAGAAAGGAAAAGATTATAAAGGTAATCCAAAATATATTCCATATTCAGAAAGTAAACAAGGTTTTGTTTATGGAGATGGTATAACAAAATGGTGTAATCAATTAAGTAAATAGATATGAAAGGATCAAAAGAATTTTTTGAAGAGTTAAGGCACAACGAGGAGTGGTGTAATTGTTTTATGGCTAAAGAAATTTACAACGGTATTGATTTTGAACTAAAGGAACAAATTGTTTTAAATGAAGTTAGACAAAAAAACAAGGAATTAGAAGAAGATGAAAACTATATTAATTTAGTTAAAAAAGTAAGTAAAGCAAAAAAAGAATTAAGAAATTACGAATTTGATAAAAACCATAAATAATGAAAAATAAATTTAAAAAATCTGATGCAAAAGGAAATAAACTGCCAGAAGAAATAGGAAAAGGAATAAACCAAGATCATTTAGAAAACGTGCAAAAACATAGAGGGCTTGAAACAACAGTAAGTTATAGAGCTAAACAAGGTGATGTTATGGATTTTCAATTAACATGCAAAAGAGATGGTTTAAATCCTTCTTTAGTTCTTAGGGAGTTGATGAATAATTATACAAAAAACAACTCATGAAAGCAAATAAAGAAATATTAGTTTTAATTATAGGCGTGTTAATTTTATACTGCTTATACGAAACTAAACAGAGAAGAGAATTAGAGCGTTTTAATTGCGATTTAAGAGCCTCAAACAAAAGAACTGATAGTTTACACGTTTACCAATCTGAAAGGCTTTTATATTACTCTATAATAAGTATTAAACAAAATGAAATAATAAATAGGTTTAGCAGTAGCAGAAAAGCAAAATTAGAAGATGCTGAATTAATGGAATTACAAACTAAATTAAATTAGATATGAAAGTTTTTTTAGTTAAACAGGGTAACGGATCTTATTTGCCTGCTAATAATTCAGATTATGATTCTTTAAAAAAAATTAAAGTAGGTGCTATTGTTAGTTGTGATATTAAGCAACCTAGAAATATAGGTTTTCATAAAAAATTCTTTGCTCTAATAAATTTAGTTTTTGAGAATCAAGAGATTTATAATAACATAGACCATTTAAGAAAAGAACTAACTAAAAAAGCTGGGTATTACGAAACATACACAAATCATTTAGGAATATTATGTTATGAAGCAAAGAGTATAAGTTTTGCAAAAATGAATCAAGAAGATTTTGAAGATTTATTTCAGCGTTTTTTAGATGCCGTTGAATATATTTTTAAGTTTGATAATCAGATGGTTAAAGAAAATATAGAAAATTTTTATTAAAAATAATTAAACTTTCTTTGTATTGTATTACAAATGTATTACATTTACAAAGTATTAACAATTAAAAACAATAGATATGGATGCAACAATAGAAATTTTAGTAACAGAAATAACCCTACAAAACGAAAGGATAGCAGGTTTAGAGTACACTTTAAGGATGTTAAAAAGTCAATTATTAGATACACATGCTGAGGATAGTGTAATTATAACAATTATTGATAACGGATTAAAAAAATGAAACAATATAACATATTTGGTCTGGTAGATGAAATGGAATATATTGATAATGAATTTAAAATAAAAAAAATGATACCAAAAACACAAAAAGAAGAAGTGCTATTACATTTAATTACTTACAGAACTATTACAAGTTTTGAAGCGATTAAGATGTATAATATAACTCGATTAGCTGATAAGGTTTACCAATTAAGAAAAGAGGGTTGTAAGATAGAAAGCACATTAAAGAAGTTTACTAATAAATACGGTAATACTTCAAGTTATTCAATTTATAAATTTGTAGGATGATTAAAGAAATGAGTTACTGGTCTGCTCCAGAAGTTTTAATAACAAAAATTGTTGAGAAAGATATAGATAAAGATTCTACAATTTTAAAGGTTTGCAATTATTACGGTATTACTTTAGATGAATTAATGAGTAAAAGCCGACTAAGGAAAATAGTAGATGCTAGAAATACTTTATATTACATATTTCATAAATGTTATAAAATGACATCTACAGAAGTTGCTAAAATATTTAATAAAAACCATGCGACTATTTTAAGCGGTGCAAATAAAATAGAGGGTTTTATGAGGTTTGATAAAATATTTAGAAAACAAATTAACAATTTAGTAAATATAGAAACAATTAAATACAATTAAATTATGAAAGTAAGCAAGACCTACACAAGAAAACAAAAATGCATTCTTTGGAAAGATTATAAATTACAAAGAAATAATAAAAACGGAATAAAGTCTTTTGAAAAATATTTAGAACAATTAAATAAATAATTATGAGTGATTTAAAAATTAAAGGGAAAATAGTAAAGATTTTAGAAGTAGAAAAAGGAACTTCAAAAGCTGGTAAAGAATGGCAAAAACAAAACTTTGTTATTGATACTGGAAGCCAATATAATCCAGAAGTTTGTTTTAGCCTATTTGGAACTGAAAAAGTAGAAAACTTTAACAAGTATAATAAGGTAGGTCAAGAGGTTGAGGTTAGTTTTAACGTATCTAGTAGGGAATTTAATGGTAAATATTACCACAATTTAGATGCTTGGAAAGTGTTTAAAGCAAGTGAAGAAAAAGTTTCTCCAGAATTAAATAATAGTGATACTGAAAATGATGATTTACCGTTTTAATTAGTACATTTGTTGTGTGTCTAAGTTTAGCGGCTTTGTTCAACATAAAAAATATAACTATATGCAGATAGTAACAAAATATTTAAGACCTAAAGTTAGTAGATACTGCATTATCGAACGCTTTAGGTATTTTTTTTATGAAAAACATAAAATCAGAGTTATCAACCTTAGATAACCAAGCCTTAACAAAGGTTTATATTAACTCGATTATATGCCTAAAAGAAAGAGGTATATTTTCAGAAGTTAAAAGAAATTCCAAACAATTTAAGAAGAGAAGTTCATATGTTACCAATACATTGTCGCTTGAAAAATTTAAAAAATCTAGATTTGAATTATTTAGGAAAAAGTCAGAAAGTGCCTTATTTGATATAATAGAAAGTGATTGGTCTTATCTGTTTAATGGAAATTATAGTAATGAAAGAAAATTTTATGTGTACTATCATTCTGCACCCAACCTACAAAATGACTGTTATAGAAATGGAGAGAATAAATTATCTTTCATAGGTAGACCATTTTACATAGGTAAAGGAACTGGAGATAGATTGTATTCTAAAAAAAGAAACAGGGTTCATATAAATAAATTACAATCATTGGAGCAATTAGGGTTTGACATTAAATCATGTGCTAATATATTGATAGATAATTTAACTGAATTAGAAGCTTTGGAATTAGAGGCTAAATTAATTACGTTTCTGGGATGCTCTAATGAACTTACTAAGAAAAAACATTTTAATGGTGATTATGGGGGATATCTAGTAAATACAGACATAAGCCAAAGACCTAAATGGATTGACGAACAATTAAAAAAACGTTAGCCATGAAGAAAACCAAAAGAAAAGGATTTAATTTTTTTAGAAGTTATTACGATGTTTTTAATGAACTTGAAAATGATGATAAATTAGCATTTATCGAAGCATTACTAGATAAACAGTTTTTAGGAATTAATCCAACTGACCTAAAAGGGTTGGCAAAGTTTGCTTGGATAAGTCAAGTAAATTCAATTGATAGTCAGGTAAAGGGTTATGAAGATAAAACAGGGGTAAAATTAGCCCCTACTGTAGGGGGGTCTGAAAGGGTAGAAAACACCCCTACCGAACAAGTACAAGTAGAAGTAGAAGAGAAAGGGAAAGTACAAGGCGTATTCTCACCCGAACAATTTTTATCTTGGTTTAATGATTCAAGAACTAAACTACTACAAAAACCATCTAACAGTAATTACTTAAGCAGTGTAGATAAAAACTATTTAGAAATACTTACAAACCGATACAAAGGAGAAGACTTTGGGAAAGCATTTCATAACCTTTGTAATGATAAATGGGCTAATGAATCTAATCAAATAATTCCTAAACACTTTTTAAAGCCTGAAAACTTTGATAAGTATCTACAAATAGAACAAAAACCCTTATTAACTAAAAAACAAAAAATAAATAGAGGGTGGGCAATATAAAATTAAAAATTATGATAACAAGAGAAGAATATAACAAATCATTAGATATTGTGGAGGCTTATCACAAGCAAATATTTTTTAATAAAGACAATGAAAGTAAAAAAACTCCTTTGTTGGAATGGGATAAATTACAAGATTGCAGTAGTAGATTAAAATACGCAATAAAAAGGTTATATTGGTGGGAATACGAACTCAACAAAACCTCTTTTATAGAAAATTTGACTTGGAAACAGTTTGCTAGAATACCACGAGCTGGAAAAAAAACTTGGGATGAGTTTACTAAATTAAGAGGTTACTAGCTTTTAAGATGTAAAATTTAACAATTGTTATAAATAAAAAATTATGATAACTAATCAAAACGAAATAAATCAATATTTACAGGATTATCATGCTGGAAGAATATCAAAAGGTTTAGATACTGGATTAGCAAAGTTAGATGATGGAATAAGATTTAAAAAAGGTCAACTAACAATTATAAACGGTTTAGATAACGTAGGAAAAACAATTTGGATTTTGTGGTATTTTTTAACTTTATCAAGAAAACATAATTTAAAATGGTGTATTTATTCTGGAGAAAATAAAGCTGGTCAATTAGTAAGGCAATTAATACAATTTTATACTGGACAAAGATTGCAAGACATGGAATTAAGCGAAGTTTTTAAAGTAGAATTAATAATCTCTGAATGGTTTGATTTTGTAGATAATAAAAACTTTTACAAATCTAAAGAGCTATTAAAAATATTTGATGACGGTAATTATGATGGCTGTTTAATTGATCCTTTTACTGGACTAGATAGAGAGTTTACTCATTCAGCAAATTATCAATTTTTGAATGAATGTATAAACTTTTGCATGAGTAAAGATATTTCTGTTTATGTAAATACTCATGTAACAAGTGAGGCTTCAAGGAGATTATATCCAGAGGGACATGAATATGCTGGTTATAATATGCCACCTAGAAAAAGTGAAAGCGAAGGAGGACAGCCATGGGGCAATAGACCGCATGATTTTATAACACTTCATAGATTGTTAGGACATCCATTAAGAAAATATACTACTGAACTCTATGTAAGAAAAGTAAAAGATACTGAAACGGGGGGTGAAGTTTCCGCAATAGACGATCCATTAGATTTTGAATTTAATAGCGGTTTAGGTTTTACAATGGATGGTCAAAATATATTAAACCAAACTAAAAAAAATGATTTAGAATTAAAACCTTTGCCTAAGTCTGATGAATTTGGACAATATGAAGGAGCACCATTTTAACGCTAAAAATAAAGAACGTATGGAAAATAGAAAACGAATTATTGAATTACTAACGGCAGTTAGATACACGACAAACGACATTGAAAAAGTAGCAGATGAAATATGTTCTTTATTTAATGTTGTAGGGCAAAGCGAACAGTTAAAATTGTTCTACAAATATTTAGTCAAGCAAGGGTTATCGCCTGATATAGATGATGATTTTTTACAACAACAAATAGATAATTTTAATTGACTACAACGCCCCTTGTATGGCGCGTTGCCTATCACGGATTAACAACAAAACAACTTGATTATCATATTATGAAAAATATTAACGACAAAAACGAAAAGCAATGTGCTATACAAAATGTTAGCGGTTTGTTGCAGCCAATTAGTGCAGTGATGGAATTTGCAGAATGGTGTAAAGAAAACAATGAAATGTTAAACAAAAAAGGCTGTGATGTGCTAGGATGTGTAAAAGAGTGGGAGTTTTCCCTTATGTATTCTAGCAATAACCGCTAACGCCCCTTGTATGGTGTCGTTGTGAGGAACGAACTATGCACTATACAAATTGTTGTGTGTATGTGCGGAATTTTAACAGATAAAATAAATTAAAATGATAAAAGCGAGTATAGAAAACAAGGAACTATTAAAACACCCTACTCATGAGAAAAAACTAAGGTCAGCTTTAAATAGGATTGCTAAAGCGTGTAAAGAAATAGTAGATATGGATTATTGTATATATGTATCCGCACACGGGAACATAAATGTAATGAATGTCGATGACGCACCTCATTCAAACAACATTGATTTTGAGCATTACCAAATAGTTGCACAAACAAGCGTAGAGAGAATGGATTGTGGTGATTGGTAGCATTGCACACAACGTATTGCAGATAAACGTAGTAAAACCTTTGAATTATGAAGCATAATAACAAATACACAGAAATTATGAAGCAATTAAATTACAAGCCAATAGGAAGCGTTTTATTACGTTTATGTGGTGTTGTGAGTATGTTTAAAATTATAATGGCAATACTTATTTTTATTTGCCTAAGATTAGCCTTTGCAATAGCGATTGGAGAAAAGTGTATAGGTTGCTAATTTTATATTACTTACAACAACGGGATATAAAACACTAATGTGTAACATAATTGTTTAAGCACTTATAAGTAAAGGGTATTTATGTTGCACAAATAAATAAAACAGGAATACCGATTAATCTAAATAATAAATTATGGCAAAGATAAAGAATAACGGAAAAAGTGATTATTTAGGAATGTTGATTAATGACACTTTCTTGACTGGTCAATCAGAATTATACAAAATAAAGTTTTCTGAAACAGGTGATAATAAATATTTAGAAAAAATGAATCAATTTCATGTAACTGTAAAATGTTTCAGACACATGAGAGAAAAGATAATAGAATTGTATAAAGAAAATAAAGAATTAAAAAAACAAATAAAAAGTTTGTAGGTTATAAATAAATAACTATATTTGAAGTCTTAAGTGACGTAGGAAATCACAAAAAATTTATTTAAAGCCTTAGTATATTAGAAAGCCTTTCCTACGTGGCTACTTTTAGAACGGGCTTTTTAATGATATTGTAATAGTAGTAGAGGTTGCTGTAATGAGAAGTTGGTATCGAATCCTTGAAACATAGGTTGGTCATAGCGTAGGTTCGAGTCCTACCCTCTATTACTTATTACAGCTTGTATAACGCTCCTTGTATGGTGCGTTGACACTAAAATAAATTAATAACTTAATAGATAAACAAATGAAAAGATTTAAAACACTTATTAGCTATACATTATATACTTTATTAGTTGCTTTTCTTTTTTGTGGTTGTTCAGAACACGAGCAAAAAATGAGAGTAAAAGAAGTTGAACAATGGCAAGTAGTAGAATATGACAGTTGCGAATATGTGATTGGATTTAGAAAAATGGCACATAAAGGAAATTGTAAATACTGTATAGAACGAAGCAAAAAATAATTGCAACTAACGGTAGGTGTAACAAGCGTTTTAATGCTTGGTTACATGATGTTAGGCTTAGTTAATCTAAATAATAATTTATGAAATCAGAGGAAATATTAAAAATGAACGAGAAAAGATTTGTTTCTCATTCTACTGGGATAATTTGTGCTAAATGTGGTGGAGAGTTTAAAATAAATAATAGGCATAAATTACCGTTTACATTTGAGAAATTAAATGATAAAATAGGTAAGATTTATATGCCTTGCCCTAAATGCGGTGAAGAATATGATTTAGGAATATGTACACATAATTAAGCCCAAACGGAATAAGAAAATCAAACGCTTATCTAAAAATTAATATTGGAGGTCAATTAATGGCAATAAAAGGAATAAGACATAATAATTTACCTTTTTAACATGGCTAGATGAAAAAGTATAAAAAAGTTTATTTTAATTATTATGATTATATTGAGCAAGATATAATACTTTGCGAAGTATGTAGTTCTGTTGCTGTTGACATTCACCACTTAACAGCTAAAGGAATGGGAGGCAGTAAAACAAAAGATTATATTGAAAATTTAATAGCAGTTTGCAGAAGTTGCCATGTAAAATGCCATTCAAGTATAGAGTTTAATAATAAAGCCAGGGAAATACACAAAACTAATTTATGAAAATAGACATTAAACCATTATCAGTTAATAAATGCTGGAAGGGGAGGCGGTTTAAAACTGATGAGTATAAGAAATACGAAAAAGATGTTAGATTCTTATTAGGATCACTAAAGATACCTAACCCTCCTTACAAAGTGTTTTACACTTTTGGGTTCAGTAGTGCTTCCAGTGATATTGATAATCCAGTTAAACCATTTCAAGATATATTATCAAAAGAATATGGATTTAATGATAAATTGATATTCGAAATGAATGTTAAGAGGGTAAAAGTTAAAAAAGGTAATGAGTTTGTTGAGTTTACAATTACAGAATTAAAAAAGGATTAAAAGTATTTTATAAACTGAAAATAAAAAATTTAAAATGAAAAATAATTTAATATACTACATAGCAGTATTGAATGGTAATTATGTAATAAAAAACTGCTCAAAATATTGCAATAAAACTAAAACGGGAAGTTATAGGTTTAAGACAATTGGATTAGCTTACAAGAAAGTTAAAGAACTAACAATAATATAATAACTAAATTTAATACTATGAAAAAACTAATACTAATACTAGGAATAATAACATTTTCTTGTACTCAAGAAGAAAGCCTACCAGCACCACAAGTAACACAACCAACAACCAACACACATACAATAGTGTATAACCTTGAAGGAACTTATAATTGTTATAACTGGGTAGCAGATCAAACAACTGGAATTACTACACACCTGGAAATAGATATGCATACCCAAACACAAACAAATATATCATTTACATTAAATCAATACCTAAGTTCTGGTATGGTCCAACTAATAAATTCTAGGTCCGCATCAATTGATAGTAATTACTTTGATACTGGAGCAACATTAATGAGCCAAAGGTATAAAGGTTATTTAGTTAATGATAGTACGTTAAGAGTAACAGAATATGCAATAGGTGCAACAGGACAAACTAAAGACTTTATAAAAGAATGAACAAACTCAAATTAGCAGCAATAGCAGCAATTTTAATAGGGGTTTCTTTAGCAGTTTTTATTAGTTGTATAATTTTAAGTAATTTTATAAAT